TGCGTAATACTGAATGTTCCTTGATAAGAAATAGCATCCGTACCGCCTGACAATGCAGCGAAGTAATCCGTTCCCCCGTAATAATAGCTTCCTGTAATAGAAGCCGCAGCAACGGTTAGTGTTGCACTTGTTGAAGTGGCAGTACCGCAGCCATTGGTTACAACGCAACTGTAATCCCCTGCATCCCCTGTAACCGCTCCTGTGATTGTGTAAACTGAATTAGTCGCTCCCCCAATACTAACGCCATTCTTCTTCCATTGATAAGTTAATGAAGTGCCTGAAGCATTTACAGTAAAGGTTACGTTACTACCTGAACTTATTGATTGTGATATTGGGTTTGTTGTTATAATGGGGGAAATGCAGCCACCATTGGCAACAATGATAACGGCTGATTGCTCGTCAATCAATGAGCGAAGGAATAATCCAGTAGCATTAAGTGTTTCATCATTTGGATTCCTGTTATACGCAGTTTCAATTAAGCACCTTGTCACCCTTAATATGTTCCCATAAGAAGATGAAAGATTCCCCCCGTTAAATATCCTATTCTTAGCCGCATTAGTGGCAAAAAGATATTGGGTAATCTTTGCGTATGTTATCCAAGTTGATATGGGTATTACAACAGCCATTAGAAGTATAGTGATTTGTTTGTAATCATTTGATAAGCCCTATCCAAAGCTGATTGAGCGGCAAATTGATTGCCGTATGCTTGCGCTTGGTTAGCATTGTCTATCTCTCCATAAAGTATGAAAAGGTTTGTTCTAAAATCTTTGTCGTTTAGTATAGAGGGGGAAGCGGAGATAGTTTGAAGTATCTCATAGGCAGCAAGATTGGTATTACCAACTGCTGTAAATGTCTTTGTCTTGTTGTAAGTTGCTCCTACTATGGGGGAAGAAGATGTCCACGCGACATAAGCCGTCAATGAATAATCCCTGCTTAAAACATCAATATCAATCGTATCTCCAATACCTGAAACAATTGGAAAATCAATGTAATCGGTTAATGTTCCTGTTGGAACCAATGTTGTGTTATCAATCTTGTATAGGTAAATCTTTCTTCCGGTTAAGTTTGGGTCAGTCCCCCCGCTACTCGTATCTGCAATCCTTAAAACCGATAATGAAGATTGTTGAACGGCTGTAAAATCGGCTGTAAAACTCATTGAAATTTCGTTTTGTAATATTACCAATTAATATTCAATCGAAAAGAAATTCAACTACTCTTTACTGAATCAAAAAGAAAAAGCATATATACTAAATATATGCTTTTTATATAAGTAACTATTTATTGTTAGAAGGCGGCTCGGATGAATGAGATGGTGGCCGCTTCCCTGCTTTTTTTACTGGCACATCTTTGTCAGTAATTCCCCAATCATCCAATCTTTTTCCTACTGTTCTTACCATTGGTTTTATTGCAAGGTCTGAAGGACTAAATAATTTAAACTGCGGTATTCCCCCTTCCATTATTTTTAAATGCGTATATAAAGCATCCCAAGCTGCCTTTGGTTTTTTCTTCCCCGCTCTAATATCGGAATTATATATGTGAGACATTCCCGCCCCCATAAACATAGGCCACAATGCCGGAACGTGAGAAATCATACCCGATGCAGCTTCCCCTAATTTATCATCTCCTATCATTACTTGTCCGGGATTCAATTCTTTTTTACCTAATTGAGATTCTTCTTTTTTCTTTTTTTGTCCAAGATGGGGAAATGTTCCAAATGCAATCATTCCAGATATTGCCGATAAAGCATACAACCCCATACCCATACTTCCTTTTCTAAAACATCTAACTATTGTTGCCGCTTGCTTTTCATCCATATTAGACACAAGTTCTTTTACTTTGTTTTTGAACTCTGGTGAATTAACAACAAGTCCATAATCATTTAGTGCTGATTTTTTTGCTTTGTTATACTCTTTTATAGCCATAGAAACAGCCCTAAATGCTCCAACGGTATATTCCATTACCGCTTCATGTAAAATGTTTACAGGAACCCTTGTAATAGCAACCTCTGTTTTCAATAATGCTTTTGCGGATTTATTATATTTATCCCATTCTGGATTTTGACTCATTTTTTTATCAGTAGATGCAAGCAATTGATTCCACTTATCAGATATGTAATTAGATTGTTGATATTTACCCCGCTCCCAATCAAGGTATGATTCATGCGCTATTTCTAAAATCCTATCGGAATTACCCAAGTCTACATCTTCGCTAACAGCTTTTTCAAGTCTTGCCATAAATGATGATGCAAAACTAAATCTTCCAGAAAACGTTTTTAACGCACTATGAGAACGTCCAATAAAATTTAGGATATATGAAACCTTATCCATAATATCTCCATCCTTTATACTTTCTTTCTCTATTGATGAAAAATTGGCTTCTATTTCATTGACCCTATTAACAAGTGCTTTTGTCGCATCCTTTATGGAAGACGTGCCAATAAATTGATATACAAAGTTCCCTGTTGCTTTAAGCAATTTATCATTTACATTTTTACGCAGTTTATTTAATACGGCATCATTTACATTATCGCCATTTTTATACTTATTATATTCATCAACGGCAATATTGTATTCTCTTTCAGATTTATTTATTTTCTCAATAAATGCCTTGTTACCAATATTCATAAAGTACGCTTCCATACCCTTAACTATTGAACGATTGCTTGAACTCTCCCCTCCACCTAAAGCCGCTTTTGATATATTAGGGAACCATAAATTAAACAATTTTCCGAAAGTGGCTTTTGTTGCCGCCTCTGAAAATGGTCGGGCTACTGACATTGACGCTATTTTTTCAAATGTATGCAACCCTCCTATTAATAACCCAACGTATGCGGCTCTTGTAAAATCAGCCAATCTTTCTATTGAAGATTTGTTTTGCTTTATTGTATTTTCTTTTTCTTTATTATACTGTGCTTCAAGAAGTGATTTTTCCTTGTTTAATTTTATTAACTCTGCGTCTGCCTTAGTAAGAACAACGGATGATGGCTTATCATCAAAATTTCCATTCTCTATGTCCTTTTTTATTCTTCTTATTTCACTTAACACCCTATCCTTAGTTTCCTGTAATTTAATTCTTTGCTCTTGGTCTGTATTCAATTCTGATTTCGCTATCTTAGCCAACTCCCTTTGCTTATCAAGCAACTTATTTTTTAATTCCGCTTTTGTTTCTTGTTTAAAAATACCTTTTTTTACGTATGCTTCTGCTATTTGCTCTTTGGTGGTTTCGGGGAGTATTTCAAGTAATTTTTTATGGGCAGTTTCCAATATTTCTTTTTGAGGCACATCGCCTATATATGAATCTACAAAATCTTTTATTAGATTCTTAGATACCATTTCATTAGTAATTTCAGTATTTCCTTTATCGCCAATATGTGTTTTTATATTTTCAAAAGCATCTTCAGTAGAATGTTTTTTAGATATGCCAATTAATATGTGTTCTTCTAATTTTGATTTATCGGAAGCAGCCCTAAACCCAATAACTCCATCTTTAACTAACTTTTCTATTGCCTCTGCGATAGTCGCTCCTCCTTCAACTAACTTAGCTATCCCTTCTATTGCAATATCATAAGTACCTAATGTAAAGTCAAGTTTGGTACTCCCTTTTGATAACTTTATGCTTCTTATTTTATTTGCAATATCTTTTCCTATTTGTTTTATAGACCTTACTTCCCCACTTTTAGTTTTTAATTCCGATATTTTTTTATCAAACTCATCTTGCATTTTTTGAATCTTGTATTCAAAATCTTCTTTTATAGCTTTAGCCCTTAATTCAGCCTCCCTATTCATCAATTCCTTTTCCTTTTCCCATTGAGATGATACCCATTTATCTTGCTCTGGCGTTAATTCTTTTCCCCCTTGCGCCTTCATTAATTCCATCCTTCGCAATTGAAGCCCGTAGTTTTCACTTTCTTTTACTTCTGATTGCCTATAACCAAAAGCTGTTCCGGCTTCTTTCTTAAATGTTGCTTTTGCTATGCTCACTAAGTCTTTTTTATACCCATCCATAGTAAGCATCAAAGCCATCCTATCAAAATCATTTCCCTCTTTTATTGTTTTTTCTGAAGCGGCTATCTTTTTCTCTGTTTGTCTTTTAAATTCTTGGATAACAGCTAAATCCATAGCCGTAGGGTTATAGTCCTCTTTATTGTCATATTTAAACGACAATTGAAGTGTCTTTTGTTTTACTGCATCATATAATGATTTGTCTGGATATTCAGCCATTACTTTTTCTAATGCTGCTTGCTGTATATCGCTCCACTTCCTTTTTGTTTCTCTTTCAAATACTTGTTTTACCCCATCAATCTCTTTTAGCTTTTCTTGTCTAATAGAAGTCCAATCAGAATCCATGCTTTGTGGTTCTGCTATTTTTTCTTGTGTTGGGGGAACTTTTGCGCCACCGCCTGAAGATTCTGTTTCAGGCTCCGGTGCGGCTTCAGGTTTGGGTTGTTCCCCCCTAACCTCACTAACAAGCTGCGTTGCTTCTTCAATGGGTATTTTAGCTATGTTTGATATGCTTTTTGATAGTTGTTCTGATTCTAATGTGGGGGAACGTTTTATTGCGTCTTTGATTTGTTCTTTTTGTTTATCGTCACGGATAGCGTCAAGTTGAGCGTTTTTTATTTCGTCAATCTGATTTTGGTATTCTGCTTTTTTGGTTTCTACTTCTTTAGAAACGTCCTTCGGTGTGTAATCGCTTCTTTTTATTTTCTTCCCGGTTGGGTCAAGTAATTTTTTGAAGTCATTAAGCTCTTTGCTTACGGCCAATGCTTTTTCGTCTACTAATTTCTTAGCGGCTTCCATTTCTGGCATACCATCGTCAACCATTTTCTTGAATTGTTTTTCAAGTTCTGGTGCGTGTTTGGTGAAGCAATCTATCCTTGACATTCAATGAATATTTTTATGAACGATAAAATTTCATCATCCTCTATCATTATCCTTTTATTCCAATCGCTACCTTGTTCTGTTTTTGGTTTTCTAAATTCATCACTACTTGGGTTTGGTATTGGGGAGCTGCTAAAGTTTAAATAACCGGCAACAGCAATAACAAGAACTGCCTTTGTTCCTCTTTTTAAATATCCAGCCGAAGCGACTTTTAATGGATTAATCATTTCTTGTTACAGTTGTGCTTGTTTCTCCATCTCCACTTATATCCAAGTTAATAGTTCCTACCATCCTATTGGTTGGCGTTACTGTCATTGGAAAGCCATTTTTAAGGCCTTCCAATTGGTGTAATTCATCCACCAATGTTTGTATCTGTGCCAATATGTTTCCTGCCTGTGTGCCAGTATATGAAGCTGGGAGCGATGTACTCCAAGGGTCGCCAGCACTTGCCGCACTATTCATTTTATTGCCCATTGTTCCTGCTGTGTTAAAACTTGCTGCTATACTATTCCATACTGCTGCTGCAAGGTTTTCAGGACTTAATGTAGAAGATGAACTTATATCTGCTGACAAAGAAGCGTTCCCCTTAAATGCACCTTCAATAGTTCCGCTACCTGTTATTTCAGAAACAACAAAAGCAATAAGATTTAATGATGCCGTTATATCTCCTTCTCCCGCCAATGCAGAAGCCATTTCTAACTTACCTACAAGGCTTGCTGAAATAGCACCTGAAGCAAGTATGTTACAAGCAAGTCTAACAATTAATGATAAACTTCCTGATATTGTTCCACTTCCGGTTAATGCTGATTGTGCAGCTAAACCCATTGCCATTGATGATGTTATTACCGATGAACCGCTAATGGTAGTAGTCGAACTTAACAAAGCACCCTTATCCCCCATTACTAAGCTGTATGGAGGGTTTGTTCCTGTTGGGAAACCGTCTCTTTTTATTTGTTCAATATTAGCATCTGTTTGCGACTTGCCATAGTAACCTCTCATTACATGAGGTCTTAAAAATTTGCATGGGTTTGTTATGCCGCTATGATTATGGCCGCAAATCTGATTAATATATGAATAGTTTGTTATTAGCATATCTTATCCAAAAACAAATGATAGCATTCCGCTTATGGCACTATTAGCGGGTGTTGCTACACCACTACCTAATGCAAAGTATAAAGCTGCTCCATCGTATATTCTTGGCATGGAAGGATATTCAAATAAGAAGTTTCTTTCACTTGCCAAACCCAATGTACTTAATGGGAATCTTCCAATTTCTTTTACTAATGCAACGGTATAAGTTCCAGATACATAAGAAACTGAATTTTGAATAGTATTTATTTCTGCAATACCACTATCTCCTGATTGCAACGGCATCATGTAATTATACTTACCCGCACCTGTTGCCCCTGTATAAAGGATATGACTATTACTTGCCGCTGTTTTACCAATCGGTAATACTGTTGGCGTATTCCTTAATGTGGCTTGCGCTGAATTTGTATATCCTAAAGAAAGGTTTGGGGTAGCAGCACCCATAGCTGTTGCGGCAGGGTTGAAAATAATAGCCTGAACTCCTGCTCCGTTTGTATATCTTGGTAAAAGCCATGTTATGGTATGTGTACCAGTTCCGGCATCTGTAATATTAATTTGAGTACCAACAAGAGCATTGGCGTAGGTAGTGGCTAATTCAAAAGTACCATCGCTCATTCTTATTACATAGTAATCGGTTGCTGTTGCTAACGGTGCGGGTAAAGTTGTTGTTGTTGTCAACCTAACCCTTGTTCCTGTCAATATATTACTTGGTAAATTTGTTGTACTTGTATAAGTCATTAAATCGGTACTGGCATCGGCAGTAAATGTTGCACTACGACCTAATGTATTTGTTGTTGCTTGTGCGGTTATTGTTGTTACAGAAGTAACCCTATAATATCCTATTACGTCAAGTATCGCTACCGTACAAGGAACTACTGTTGCTGCTGCTGAAACAATATGCCCACTTAAAAGAAATTTATAAAAATTTGAGGCTTGTACGTTACCACCATGAGGTAATGCTCCTGCATTTGCAGTAGAATCTTCCACCGGAATAAATGTAAGGTTAGCACCCACATCAAATAACGCATCTGCGGCAGGGTTTCCGGCTCCTCTTGCCATCATGTGCCATTCGTTTGCTACGGCTGCTGCTGTTGGATTGAAGTTTTTACCAAAGCTGGCATCAAACTTCTGCCCTAAACTAAGAGCATTTATTATTTGGTCATTACTTGAAAAACCTGGCATATTATTTATTTTTAAATTACTAAGTCCAAATTATTTTTAAATCTCCTTGAAGAACAGTTGCGGCCAAACTACCGAGCGGCAAACAAAGCATACCTAAGAAGGCATCGTCATATATTCTCACTAAATCTGTTGTTGGCACTAAATAATCTTTCTCATAAGGAACGGTTATTTCTCTAAAACAATGCTGTGCCAAAGGCTTTACTAAAACCAAAGCAAATAATCCCGTATCTACTCCAAGCATAGTTACACTTTCAATACTTCTTACTCCACTATCACCTAATTGAAGCCCAATAAACGGATTTGATGCGTTCGCCACAGATGTATTGCTACCTATCACATTTCCTACTGCTGTTGAAGTATTCATTCTTACCGTTTGGCTTGTTCTTCCGGCAACCCCATCTGAATTAGTGTAAGTAAAAAAAAACTGTTGCCCACCTGTTCCTGCATTGGTTAATACAGCCATTACCTGAACACCTTTCCCATCTGTATATCTTGGCAAACCAACTAAATTTGTCATTGTTTGAGCATCCGTTGTTCCTTCATCTATGAAAGGATAAAATAAAAGATAATCACAAAGAATAACATTCATTGGTAGTGCCGTAGCTGCGCTTGCTGTTGTAGTTATTCTTCGTAAATACTTTTCCGAAGGACTTACGTTTGCTCCATGATATATACCACCGTCCGTTGATTGCTTTAACTGTGTAGCGGTTGTAATACCCCCAATATAATATTGAGGGGGAGGCATACCGGGTGACATAGATGTGTCAAACCACAGACCAGACACAGTTGTTTGCGAAGGGGTTTTTCGCCAAATGTAATTTCTTACTTTGCCGTCTAATTCAGCATTAACAACTTCGCCTATTGTTTTAAAACCCGGCATTTATTTTAAACTTTAATACCACCGGAAGCACGTATTACAGTAGCTTCCATATTAGCAATTATTGTTGCATTTTCACATTTACAAGCCTTTATAGGCTTTTCATCGGGAATGACTATAACAGCCATCCCGCAATTACTACATGAGTATTCTGAATTTCCCATATATTAAATTATTAACTTTCAGTTGCCGTCAATGCGCCAATAGCGAATTGTGGCTGTATCCCGGTAGAAACAAGCCTACTTGCGGTTAATGCTCCAAAATAAAGCAACTGACCAGCACCACTTGATGCTGTGCCAATACCAACAAATGTTTCTGTTTCTGAACCGGAAGACGCTTCTGGGAATTGCAACAATCCAGTATTGGCTGTTGCTCCACCAGAAGCAGCCGAAAACCCTGTTGCGGCAGTTACCGCTACCCTTGCATAAGAGCCATAAGCGGCTTCGTTTGTTGTTTGGTCGCCTCCCGCACCTGGGGTAGCAGTATGTAATGAAATGTATCTTGTTGCCCCACTTCGCCACGCAGGGTCAACAGCCCTTAGTATGGCATTAATAGTGTCGTTTGCTGTAATTTGTCCTTTTGGCATTTTTTTAATTTTAAGTTTTATAATTAATTTCTTCTAACTACCCACTGTTTATCTAATAATTTACTTTCTCTCATTATGTGGTCATAAACCCTACCTCTCCTATACCCTAAGCTATCCTCACAAGCCGATGCGTTTTTAAATTCAATAACCTCATTAGTTATGGTATTTTTTGCAACTACGGAATATATTGTAGCGTTATCAGAAGATACAGCCCTATAAAAAGCTGCATTTTTCTTTTTAGTGTCGCTACATTTTTTTGCCCTTTCAGCAATTTGCTCTTTAGAAAATACGGGTATATTAGGATGCTTGTACCCAACATTAGTTCTCCCCCCTATACACAAATTATACCCAAACTCATCGCTCATTGTATTATAGTCTTTTATGTATAGTTTCTCTAATTCATAAGCATCAATAGCAGAAAGGTGTTCGTGCAAAATTTTTTTATCGACACTATCCCACCCATACTTCTTTATAGCCCTACCTAACTTTGTATTATCTATGGAGTTCCCCTTATATTTATGTTCTCTCATTCTCTTCTTAAACCCGCAAGATGTTATGCCAAAGTACAGCTTCCTATTAGGGAAAGTAAGCACATACAATATAAACGAAATATTTTTTGTACCCTTTGGCATAGTATTTAATTTTTGTTATTTTTGAAAAATCTTTATTGGTGACTGAATAAATCCTGATTGATTTCTTTTGAAGTCGAACTCCCATTCCACCTTTTCTTTTGGCTTATTGATGGCTGCTTCTAACCTACCCACTACCTCTGTAAATTCCCCTACTATTTTCTGCAACGAAGTTACAATTTCTTGATTATCTACGGTAATATTTATCTCTTTATCTTCCTTTTCTGGGGCTTCTTTTAGGGCTGCTGCCAATGCTTTTATTTCGGCTGTCTGTTTCCTTATTTCCTCTAATTCTGCCGTGTCTTTATCTTGTGATAGTTTGGACACAACCCTGCCAAGAACTTCCATTAAGTCCTTGTGGTTCTTTTGAGCCAGTTTTCGCTCAAACAGTTCGTCTTCCCTATCTTTTACATTATCGACCATAAGCAATCAACCAATTTTTTAAGTTCCTTATATTTTTCCTTTATTTCAGTATGCGCTTCTTTGGAGGCAATTGGGTCTTTGGCGTTTATCAAATCATCCACAGATACCAATTCCATTTTTACTTCAGGCTTCATTAGTTTGGATATTTCAGCGTCTCTTTTAGCCTTCAACTTTTCAACCTCTGGACTCCGTTCTAATTTACCTTCTTTTTTACCTATTAAATTTTCTGTCAATTGGGTTACAAATTCAGCCATGTTATTTGCATTAACCTTAGACTTGGCATCGAATACCGCACCATATTCTTTACTTAAAAATGCAACTATTCTTTCAACAATATACTGCAATAGATTTCTACCCTTGTATTCTATATTGCTTAAATAATCATAAAACTGTTTATTGGTAAATACCTCAGCAAGCATCTCGTATGAGTTTACAGCCCCATATTTATCAGCATTCATAAATTCTTGACCCTTTGTAGCAGCCAGTATTTCATTAGTTTCTAAGCCAAGATATTTCCTAACATCGTAAAGAACATTATCTAATTCTCCCCTAAAGGCTTCATTCTTTTTTATCTCTGCAACCGTAACGGTATGCAGCATTTCGTGTAATGCTGTTTTGTATAAGATATTCTTGTCTTTAACATCTCTGAAATTCAATCGTATCGTTCCTTCATCCGTTGCAAATCCTCTTACTCCTTTTTGAAGTTGAAACTCCGTATCTATTTTTATGTTTTTATTGGCCTTTAGGATTGGCTCTAAAAATGAAGCGGCTCTTTCGTAGAATGGGTCGCCCCTAAAATGGTTTCTTATGGTAGATAGTGCTGTTTCAGTATCTTTGAAATTAGCCTTATCAACAGCCCCGTCAATGCCAGATTCTGAGCCTTCCCCTATCTTAGCATTGCCACCCTCACCTTTCATTATTAGGTCAAGTTCTTTCTCAAAGTCTTCTATTGTATCTACTTGTTTTTTTGTTTTTTCTCCTTGCTTAGTTTTACTATCAGAGCCTTTTTCTGTAAATCCGTTAGTTTGTTCGTGTTGATTCCAGTATTCATTTTGGAGTTGTTCTGCTGTTTCATAATTTTGTTCAGCAAGTTCCTGCTGTGCTTTTGAAAGTTTATTAAATTCTTTGTTTATTATTTTTTCGGCTATCTCATTATTTATATCAATTCCGGTTAATTCTTTGAATTTGTTAGCTGCTGAAATAGCAATATCACTTTCTACCTCCCTTAATGCTTGTCTTTCCCCGTTAGGAAATTTATCAATAAAATCAATCAAATCACTTGGTTCTATTTCCACTCCATAGTGGTCTGACATTTCTTTTGCAATAACATCAAGGCTTTGGCCATCTTTGCTAAAGTACGTCTTAGCCTTACTCATTCCTACATTATTGCCGTCTCCAAACTCCGCATAACTACTCTCCTTAATTTTTCCTATTCCATAATCAGCTACCATTCTTTCTTTAGTAGAAAGCGGCTGCGTAGTTGGCTCTTCGTTTATATATACTTCAGCAATCTCATACGGGTTATTGCTTGTCTCTATGACATGAGATTTTAGTTCGGCTTCGTTTCTTATACCTTCTGGTGGTTCAATAGATGTGTTTCCTTTTGTAAAATCGTGGTTATCTACATATTCCAAAACTGCCTTCTTTCTTGTTTTGGGACTTACATCTTCTCCCGTTTTTGCGTCTTTTACAAGCAATTCACCATTTTCTAATTTTACTTTTTGCTTCCCTGATTTTGTTGTAAATTCTTTTGTTCCTTGCTCAGTTTCAGTAACCTTTCCAATGTCTGCGCTCTTTGCTTCTGTTTGGATGGGTTTGGGTTGTTCTTTGAGGGATTGTTCTACT